GCCAGCAAGATGTACGAGGACGCGAGCCTCACCCCCGAGGCGCGCGCCGCCGTCGACGACTTCATGCAGAACCCGGGCGACCGTACGAAGCAGGCAGCGGTGGCCGGCTTCCAGCAGGCGAAGTCGATGGGCGAGAAGGCCGTGAAGTCCGCGCAGGATTTCTTCGAGTCCCTGACGCGCAAGGACAAGGGCGAGGACCGCACGCTGTCGACCGTGGACAGCCCGAAGCTGCACGCCGCGATCGCGGACACCGTGTCGCCGGCGCTGGCCGAGCGCTGGCCTGCACTGGTGCAGAACGACACCGCCATGAAGACCGTGACGGGTAGCCTGCGCCGCGTGATGGACATGATGCAGAAGGACGGCACCGTGGACAGCGATGTAACCAGCCAGCTGCGCGGCTGGTTCGGCAAGGATGCGCCGAGCGTGATGGCCGCGCTGCACGGCGCCGTGCTGGACAAGACCGACGTGGCCGGTACCGAGCGCTACTACCGCGCCCTGTCGTCGATGTCGGACACGATCAACTCTGCTCGCTCGATGGAAAGCCACGTGCGCGACGCGCTGCCGGAGAACCTGCGCAAGACCGTGGGCAAGGACCAGCTGAGCGAGATGGTGCGCAGCCTGCGCGAGCACCTGGACGGCACCGGCTACGAGGGCAAGCCGAAGGCCCAGGCCGAGTTCGAGCAGCGCCAGGTCGATGAGAGCCTGCGCGCGCACTTCGGTGACAAGACCGACGCGCTGCTCAAGGCATTCGAGAAGGACGCCGAGGAGCGGCACAAGGCAGGCAAGAGCGCTGACGAAGCGGCCGGCATCGTGGAGCAAGACCCCGAGCAGGGCGTCAATGCGCGCGACGCCGCCGAACTGGAAGCCGAGGCCGAGCCGGTGCAGTTCCATGGCGCAGGCAAGGACAAGGCCAACCCGCAGCCGATCAAGTCGCCCGAAGCGCACCGTGCCGAGTTCGACAACGCTGGCCAGGCCGAGCGCCTGATCCGCGAGCTACAGGCCGAGAACCCGGACCGTGTGGTGCAGTTCCAGCACATCCGCGACATGTCACCGGAGGAGCGTGCCAAGCACCCGAACGCCGGTCCTGACGACGGCTTCGTGACGGTCGAGGGTACCCGCGACGAGACGCGCCTGACGCCGGACGAGTTCCAGAAGATGCGTGTGGACACCAGCAAGACCAGCCACGCGCAGAACAACGCGAGCCGTATCGACACCGGCGTCCACGGCGCCGTGATCGACGCGCGCGCCATCGTGAAATCCATGAAAGGAAAGCTCGATTATGTGGACTCGGACAATATCAGCGCACGCCACCGCACCGCACGCGCCTTCATGGAAGGTATCGCCGCTGTGCAGGATCATCTCGGCAAGAGCTTCGACATCCCGGATGAAACCGTCATCGCACCTGGCTTTACCTACGGCGAAGCGAAAACGCTTTCGATGCGGCGTCCTGATCCAGAATGGATGAAGGGCAAGACCGACGAGCAGATCAACACCGAGATCTCGCGCCGCGAGAACCTGGCTGAGCTGAACGACCGTGAGCTGGGCCGCGCCACCATCAAGGCGCAGGATGTCGTGGCGCGCCGCGAAGCCCAGTACCAGGCCAAGGTGCAGGAGATGCGCGAAGCCGGCAGCAAGCTGCGCAGCGCCGATCTCAAGCAGCTGCGCGAGGACATGGGCGTCAACGCCGCGCGTGATGCGCTGCGCGCTGCTGACCGGGAAACTGCGAAGCGTGAAGCCGTCGTCCGCAAGGAAAAGAACCTCGACAATGAGGGACGCACCGAAGCCGGTACCGACGAGCAGATCCACCGCGCCGCCGACCACTCGACCGAGAAGGATCTGCAGCGCCGCGCCGGCCTGGACGACAACCCGCTGGCGTACGACAACTTCGCCACGCGCAATCCTGACGGTACGCTGCCGAAGGCGATCCGCAACGCGATCGACTCGAAGCTCAACCGCATGGAGAACATGAAGACCGCGGACGGCAAGCGCGTGAACACCATCGCGCAGCGCGTGGCCACAAAGGCGCGCGTGCTGCTGGACAACCTCGACAAGATGAAGGTCATCGACCAGGCGCTGCTGGCCTCGATCGTGAAGGACGGGAAGATCGCATCGATCAGCGAAACCGTGAACGACCTGCACGACCGCTACGCCGCGCGGTGGAAGGAAGAACCCGCGAAGGACTTGTCAGCCGGCGGTTTCCCGACCGATCTCAAGACCCGCGCCGCTGCGCAGAAGATCCTGGCTCCGTCGAAGCTGGCGCAGCCGTCGAGCGAGGTGATGCGCGTGTACGAGACGCAGCGCCGTCGCTTCGAGCAGGCCGGCAAGTCCGTCGCCGCGTTCGAGCGCGCGTTCGCGCAGCACATCAACATCCCGGTCGAGCGTGTGCAGGAACTGAGCAAGCTGTACAAAGCCAGCGAGGGCACCGCAGCAAAAAAGCTTAACGCCTTCACCGAGCGCGTGCTGGGTGAAGGCGACCTGTCGTCCGTCAAGGATGCGATCAAGAAGAGCGACGCGCCGCGCGACCTGCAGCGTGTCGTCGATTCCCTGGCCGAGCACTACGACAACCCGCGTGCGCGGGAAGTGCTCGACGTCGCAAACGAGCGGCTGGCCAGGACGATCGAGCGCGACCCGGACGTGACCTACTCCATGCAGCGCGTGGACCCGAACGTGCAGAATACCTCGGGCAAACTGGCTGATGTGCAGCAGCACATCGAGACCGTGCTGGGCGACAGCGTCGACGTGCAGTTCACGAAGATGCTGCACGCCGGTGAATTCCTGAAAGCGGCCGGCAGCAAGAAGCTGACGAAGGACACCATCCGCATCTCGGTCTACAGCCTGGACCCGATGAGTGTGGCGCACCACGAGAGCCTGCACGCTTTCCTCAAGCAGCTGCGCAGCGACGGCCTGGTGGACGAGGCGCACCCGCTGCTGAAAGCCGCGGACTCGCTGGCCGTGAAGAACAAGCTGCGCGAGCTGCTGGCCAACGAGCCGGCGGCGCTGCGCCAGATCGAGAAGAGTCTGGAAGAACGCGCGGCCTACATGTACCAGTTCTGGGCGGCGGGCAAGCTGGAACTGCCGGCCAAGCCTGCTGGCGTCCTGGGGCACCTGGCCGACTTTTTCAAGAGCGTGCTGGGCATCTGGACGAACGACCAGCGCGCTACGCATATCATGGAGTACTTCAATTCCGGTGAGTACGCGGCGAACATGGCCGACCGCAGCGCCGTGGGCCGCGCGCTGCTGGAAGGGACGAACGAAAGCGTCGAGCGCTTCAAGACCATGCTCGAACCGCTGGGCCGGCTGGCCAACGCGGTCGCAGCTACCGGCAACGGTCGCCTGCGCGCATCGCTCATCCCGTCGCTCGTCGAGCTGGCCGACAAGGTGTATGCGCCGCTGCAGGGCGAGCACTCGGACCCGGGATACCTGCCGGCGGCGCGTGCGAAGCGCACCTCCGTGCTGAACACCCTGGCCGACAAGATCGGGCACAACGATCCGGCCGTCATCACCGACGCGCTGAACTCGCTGCAGAAAGGCGTGGCCGGTGCGACGCCGGAAGAGCGCCTGGTAATGCGCGAGGTGAAGAAGACCCTGCGCGAGATGCACAGCTACATGACCGACGCCGGCGTGCAGCTGGGCGACCTGGGTCCGGACTACTTCCCGCGCGTGTGGGAGCCGGCGACGATTCTGTCGAAGGAGACCGAGTTCCGCGCGATGATGCAGCACTACATCGATAGCGGGAAGTTCACCGGCTCCGTCGACCGGATCATCGCCATCCTGACGCGCAGCGACGGCAGCGACCTGCAGGTCGAGACCGTCAAGCCCGGCATGCAGTACTCGAAGGAGCGCGTGCTGGGCTTCATCTCGCACCTCGACGCCGAGCCGTTCCTGCGCAAGAACCTGTACGACACGCTCAACAGCTACGTGTCGCAGGCGACGCGCCGCGCTGAGTGGGCGCGCCGGTTCAAGGACGACGGCTCCGGCCTGCACGACCTGCTGGCGCGCGCGGAGGAAGAAGGCGCAACGAAGGAAGATCTGCAGCTGGCCTCCGACTACCTGCAGGGCGTGGACGGTACGCTGGGTGATACGATCAACCCGAAGTTGCGCCGCGCCTTCGGTAACATGATCGTGTACCAGAACGTGCGCGTGCTGCCGCTGGCGATCTTCTCCTCGCTCATCGATCCGATGGGCGTGCTGGTCCGCGGCGGTACGGTGGGCGAGGCGTTCAATACGATGAAGCGCGGCTTCGCTGAAATCCCGAAGGGCTTCAAGAAGGGTGCGGCGCACGACGACGCAACGAAGCTGGCCGCGCAGCTCGGCGTGATCGACAACGCGGTGCTGATGCATACGATCGGCTCGACCTTCTCGCAGGGCATGACGAGCAACCTGGGCCGGCGCGTGAACGACGCCTTCTTCAAGTACAACTTGATGGAGCAGTTCAACGTGTCGATGCGCGTGGGCGCGAGCGAGGCGGCGATCGGTTTCCTTGGTCGCCATGCGGACGGCAAGGCCTCGGCGCACAGTGCGCGCTGGCTGGGCGAGCTGGGGCTGAAACCTGGCGACGTGGTCGTGAAGAACGGCCGGCCGCTGCTGCACGCCGCCGAGTTCGAGGCGCATGGCTACAGCGCCGACCGTGCGCAGGACGCGGCCGACAAGATGATCCTCGCGGTCAACAAGTGGGTGGACGGCGCGATCCTGCGGCCGAACGCGGCGCACAAGCCGATCTGGATGAATGATCCGCACTTCGCGCTGATCTCGCACCTCAAGCAGTTCGTCTACTCGTTCCAGGAAACCATCTTGAAGCGCGTGGTCAATGAGGCGCGCCATGGCAACGTGGGACCGGCCTATGCCCTCGCGGCCTACGTGCCGTTCATGCTGGCGGCGGATCTGGCCAAAGGCGTGATCGTGGGCGGTGGTTCGCAGCCCTCCTCGCGGGATTCGTGGGACGCGGCCGACTATGCGTTCTACGAAGTGCAGCGCGCCGGGCTGTTCGGGGTTGGCCAGTTCGGCGTCGATGCGCTAAAGGACGTGCATCGCGGTGGGCTGGGCGTCGGCGCGCTGTCGGGGCCGTCGATTGAGCAGCTTGGGGAGGCCGTGAAGACCGTGGCCGGTCCTGAGCAGTTCAAGACCTTTGCGATGAACGCGATGCCCGCCAACGCCCTGTTTGACGCCGCTGAGAGCGCTTCGACGAACGCTATCGACTAGGCCGCTGGGTAGATCGGAAGAATGGAAGGAGGGAGGAGCGCTAAGTGCTTGATTTACTTAACTCTTCCATTCTTCCATTCTTATCTGAAACCTCTATAGGAAAAATAAAAAGAGAAGTAAATAGATAGATAGGAGAAAGTTTCAAGAAATTTCGGAAGATCGGAAGGACGCCAGACCGTGTGGGCGCGACCGCGCCGGTGAAGGTCCGGGCCAGTGTGGAAGCGAAGCGCCCATGTGTGCGGCGAAGCGGATAGAGCTTCGGGATTAGCTACAGAGTTCGGGGCTCTTCGCACCACGGTGTTAGGCGTGGCCCCGAATGTGCATCTCAACTTTTTCAGCACGAAAGCCCGTATCTACGGGCTTTGTTTTATGGATCGAACTGGTCCAGCAGCGCTTGCGCATCGCGTGCGGCCTCGCCGTCCCAGACCTGGGCCTGAGCATCGACGAGAAGATTGCGCAGCGCCTTTTTCAAGGCGCCTACCTGTTGTGCAAGCGCGGTCTGCTCTTGCACAACAGCGGTAAGAGTGCGCAGAGATTTCTCGATACGATCGAGCTTCCAATGCGCTTCGTTGTCGCGGTCGTTCACACCAGCCTCACTTCGGCATCGACCGCTACGCGAAGCAAACCGCCGCAGGCATCGCACTTCTCGATGGCGCTGCCGCGCGGATCGCCGCCTCCCCAACCATCGACATCTTCTTCGCAGTGCGGGCAGATGACCTTGTCGGCACGAACATAGACGACGTACACGGTGCGCACGTCGTCCGGTTCGGTATCAGATTGCGGCATCACGCACCTCCACCTCATACATCTCCCAGCCGCGTGCCAGCTCGCGCTCGAAGTTCTGGCCGTTGCGATCGCACCAGTGCCGCAAGTTGCAGATTAGGTCGGCCACCTTGTCGCAGTCCTCGGTACCAGTCACGAACTGGAACACGTCCAGCGCCGAGCCGGCCCAGCCGGCGCGCTCGTCGTTCATCTTGTCCGGGTTCGGCGGCAGTGCCGGCTTAGTTACCGATGTAGAGGCTGACATACTTCTCTCCCGGTTCGAGATCAAAAGGGCCGCACTGGTCATCAACTTCATCGGTTACGTGCGGCGAACCGACCGGACCACAGTCGCCGCTAGCGCCGTGACGGTAGAAGACTTTCATCCCACCGCGGCCTTCATACTGCAGGGTCTGCAGCTGGACGATCAGCTGATTTACGTTCATGATTTTTCCTTTCAAGGCGCCGCTTCTTTGCGGCGTACATCACGATCAGGGCTTCCTGCAGGTCATCGTCGTGCGTAATCTCCAACGTCGCCCAGCGGTGCCCTTCCGGACACTCACGCCGGCGCTGGATCACCGCACCATTCATCTCGGGCCGCGAGTCGTAGACCTTCGACTTCTCGCTCCCGCATTCGGGACACTTCATGGCCATGATGACCTCCTAAACAAAAATAGCCCACCGAAGCGGGCTATCAGGGTGATGCGAGATTAGTACACGTCGGGCAGGGTCGTCGCGTAGTAGGTACGCAGCTCGCAGTACAGCAGGTCCGGGAACGACTCGGCGCTCGGGTCGAGCGTCTTCACGATCTCGGCCAGGCGGACGTTGTCCTCGGCGCCGTTCCAGTCCTTGCGATAGGTGCCGTCCTTGTAGCCGTTATCCTGGCGGAAGGTGTTGAGCACGTTCTTCGCCACGTAGCCGGTGTACATGGTTTCCCAGGTCATGCCCACATCGGCCATGATCGAGGCCAGCAGCGGGAACGAGAAGCGACGCTCGGTGGCCATGCCGACCATCAGTTCCAGCTTGGCCAGCACGTCATAGTTGGCCAGGTGGTGCTCGGCGCGGCCGACGTTGATGACGGTACCCGGGTGGAGCATCGCCTGCTGCAGCCAGTTTGTCGAGGCGATGTAATCGCCGCCGAAGTGAACCAGCACATCGGACAGCGCGAAGTGGAAGATGTCCACCAGCTCGATGCGCAGCTGTTCGATGTTGGCGTCCTGCTTCTTCCACCACTTCCAGCCATAGTGCTCCATGGCCTCGGTACCTTCCACGACGACGGCGCGCAGCCAGGGGAAGCCGGCAAGGAGCCAGCTTGCGTTGACCTTGGCGTTCATCGCATCCTGCATTTGGAGCAGCGTGCGGATCTGGGTCGGGCGCAAAATCGGGGTCATTTATCACCCGCGAAAGTGGCATTCGCATTCAGCCATTCCAGCAGGCCGGACTTATCAGTCGGGACTTCGACGCCGATGCGCTCGGGCTTCTTGTCGACGCCATCGGCCATCTTGAGCGCAGTGCAGCGCTTGCTGGCCTCGCCATCCGAGGTGGCGAATTCCTGGCGCTTGACGCCGTTTTGGGTGTAGGTGATTTTATGGAGGCGCATAGCCTTCTCCTTCTAGTTGCGCCCGCGCGCCGGCGGGCTGGTGTTACTGGCCGAGTGCGGCCAGAGCGTCGTGCAGGTGATCGCTGATCGATTCGCAGTCGTGCCATTCAGGCGTACCGACCTTGAACTTCACCTGCAGCATGTTGTTGCGCGCGACGGCCTTGAGCAGCGCGTCGTTGGCGCGGTCGATGAAGTTCATCGCGTTAGCCGGTAATTCAGCCAGCACGACCTCGGGCAGCTGGTCGACCGTCGACGGCGCCGGCTGCGTGTAGGCCTGGATCGAATAGCCCATCTCCTGCAGCCGGGACCAGGGCTTGTTCATGTGCGCCAAAAGCGCCGCACGCGCACCATGCGCCGTGGTCCCGGCCGTGTCGGTATAGACCTCGTTGCCGGGGCCGAGCGCGACGTACAGGCCGTTCACGTGCCAGTCGAAGTTCGGATCTTTCGAGTTCATTTCGTCCTCGCCGCGTTGATCTCCGCGACGAGCCGACGCTGCGTCTCGAAGATGCTCTTGCCATAGTCGAAGCCGACCGGGTGGCCAATGCCATCACGCATGCGCACGGTGATCGTCGCGGCCAGCTCGTTCATCTTCACCTCGGCCACCAGATCAGGATCGATCCAGCAGCCGTCCGTGAGCTGGATAAGCTGGCTCATGACATGTCCCTCGCGTCGCGCAGACCGATGAACACCGGATGGCGCGGCGCGTCCACGACGCCGTGTTCGAAGTGCTTGAACTTCACGATGTTACCGAGGAAGGTTTCGCGATTCGCCCAGGCCGTCGCGCGGAAGTCCGCGGACATACCGGTGCCGATGTTGAAAGTGTAGTCGCTCTCGGTCAGGTGGCCCTTGGCGCCGATGAACAGGCGCTTGCACACGAACGCACCCAGCGTGCCTTTGCCGGACTTGCCGGCGGCGTGACTGCTGCGCTTGCTGCGGCCCAGCTCATTCGTCACCTTGGCGTTGTTGTTCTTCATCTCTTCCTCGAAGCCGACGATGATCGCCTCGGCGTCGGTGAAGCGCTTGACCTTGAGCAGTCCGCCTTCACGCACGGTGCTGCGGCCTTGCTTGTACGTGCCGTCCGGGTGGCGCACCATCACACCCTCGTAGCCCAGCGCCAGCTGCTCGGCCTCGTAGGCATCCAGTTCATCGATCGTCTTGATCCACTTATGCGGCACCATCACCAGCGGGCAGTCCTGCGCCCACGGTGCGCCTTCCAGGCGCAGCATCATGCGGTACGCCGGCCACTGGGCCTGGATGCCCTTGACGATACTCGTGGCGGCTGCGAGCCGGTCAGCGAAGACGCCGGGATCGTCGAACTTGTCGAATACATGGAACTGGAACGTGAATTCCTTCGTCGACGACATGACTCCGCTCGTCGTGTTCTGCATGCAGTTCGGATCGGTGGCGCTGCCCACGACCAGCTCGCCATCCAGGCCGCGGATCTCGGGGATGCCGAGCAGGCGCTGCACATGAATGTTCGGAATTGGCTTCATCGAGCGCGACATCACGCCGGCATGCTTCATGGCGCGCACGCCGTCGATCTTCGGGCTGGCCAGGCACGGCAGCGGTACATCGGCGGGCTTCTCGACCTTGCCGGCCAGGTTGGGTTTAAAGGTCATGCTTTTCCTTCCAAGGTTGCGGTTCGATCTTCACGCCATGCGAATCGGCCAGCGTGGTGCCGATCATCATGGCGCCGTCTTCGGTAGGCGAGTCGATCATCCACTCGACCAGGCCATCCTCGCCACGTGTGTACACGCCCCAGCCCGTCGTGTGCTGGTCAGGGCCGGCGAGCTGCATCACCACGTCGGCGCTGCGTGCGTCGACCGGGACGACCTGCACGCCGGTCACGATGCGTTTCTTGATGTCCATCATTGCTCCAATCGGTCTGCGACGAACTGGGCGACCAGCTCGTTCATTTTGCTGTGGGCGAAGTCGTCGACTTCACCGATGTAGTTCTCGCGGCGATTGTCATCTTCATCCAGCGATTCCCACATCACATCGAATTCGCTGGCCCAGGAGATGAACTGCCCTATTAGGCTGCGCGAACCGTCCATGTTGTCCATGATCTGTGCGCAAGCGCTGTCCGGCATGCGGTTCCAGTAGGCGCCGCAATTGAATGCGATATCCGCAATGATCTCCTGTTGACGCAATAAGCGCTCAGCCGCGGTATTCACGAGCGGTCTCCCATCGCGCCATGCGAGTCGATACCCTGCACGCCGGCCACCTGGGTCGCCGGCTTGCTGGCCAGCGGGTAGATGTAGATCGTGCCGTCAGCATTCTGCGTGTAGTTGAGGAGCCCGCCGGCCTTGGCCTGGGCGAACAGTTCCAGCACGAAGCCCGGAGCTTGCTTGTCGAGACGCGCGCCCAGCTGCTCCATGGCCAGATAGGCGATCGTGCGCAGGTCGTCAGGTCGCATCGCCCATCTCCTTCACGTGCTTGAGGCCTTTTTGCTTCGCCTGCGCGAGCCGCAACTTATTGTTGAACGCGATCACAGCGGTCATGTTGTCGTGCTGTTGCGCCGCATTGGCGTCAGCTTCTTCCGGCAGCGGCTTGGTGCCCGGCACGTAGAAGCCCTTGTGCTCGTCGCGGTACTCAGCCTGCGCGACCATCGTGCTGCGCAGCCGGCCGGCGGTACCAGTGAGCAGGACGACTGGGCCGGACGGCGTCGGGTCCACGTCCTTGTCCATCAAAACTTGCAGCAGGCCCGAGGCCCAGCAAACGAGAGATGCCATTATTTTTTCTTCCTTCCTTGTTCACCGGCCTTGCTGCGGAACACGACGCCCAGCGCCTTGATCGCCAACTCGTCACCGGCATTGTTTTGGTTCATGACGAACGAGCGGGCGGCGCCGTCCGTAGTAAAGCGCGAGCCAGCGCTGTACATCACCTCGAAGAACACCTTCCGGGTCTTCTCGTCGATGCACTCGGCCAGCTCCCAGCCCTGCGCGCGCGCGTCTTCCTGATCGCGTAGACGCCATTCAGCGTCCGAGCTTGCGCCGCTCTTCGCGCCGGCCTTGGCAGACGACGCAGATGAAGTAGTTGAGCGCGACGCGCGCGGGCGGGATTTCTTCGCCGCAGATGCAGGTGCCATCGAAGTCTGCCGGTTTGGTTTGGTTCGCTTCTTTACGGGCCGATTCGACGGCGGCGCGACGCGCCTCCTCCGAAATTTTGTCGGCCATTTCGAGGAATTTCTCGTCCATGGATGCGCTTCGCGAGGTGGTAGAGGAGCCAGGTCGTCAGCACGATCTTGTAAGTCGAGCCGATGACGCGGGCGGTGGTGAACAACGGGGTGAAATTGACGATCACAATGCGGCGCCTTTCTGGGTGAAGCCGATAATCCGCTCGGCCAGTTCTTTGCGCGAGAGCAGGTCGTGCCTGAAATCGGCAGTCGAGATCGGATTCTCCCAGTCGAGATCGCGCATGATGATGCCGCCTTCCTTGCAGCCAATTATGACTGCCAGGTTGCGGCCCTCGGTATGGCGATCGGCGCCCCACTTCAACTGCAACGCCGACAAGTCCGGCTCGATCATCGTGCCATCGCGCTTGGGCAGCACGATGAACTTGTACTCGACCCACAGGTCGGCGGCGTCGCCGGAGTACCACACGTCCCAGATGCCGGCCGTATAGATGTTGTTGTTCTTCATCCAGTACGGCTTCTCGCGGCCAGATGGCAAGTACTTATGGACGCCGGCGGTGAATGTGGTCTCCGGCTTGCTCATGGTTTGTAGCCCGCGTGCGTGAGCAGGTACTGGTAGTCCGCAGCTGAGATCTCGACACCCTTACGGGTCGGCTTGTACTGGATCTCGCGCAGGGCTTCTTCTGCGATCATCGGCTGCGCGGCCGCTTCGTCCCGGATCATGCGCTCGTCGACCAGCTTGGCATAGCCGACGATGTCGTGCCAGTTATCGCGGTAGGTTGGATCGCCGTTCAGCATGCGGGCGATCTTGTCGCAGATGACGGTCAAGGCCTGGCGCTGATCATCCGCCAAATTGGCCCAGCCAAGCCCGCCGTGCGCGGCATGGATGACGCGTTGCAGATCCTGCGCGATGACGGCATGTTCTTCGAACCGGCCATAGCGCGCGCCGCGCTCGCCCAGCGTGGCGTCGACATCGGTGTGGGTAGTGACGGTGCTCATTTTCCGATTCCTGCTTTCCAGAGTGCTTGCAGATGTTGGGCCTGTGCGATCGCGTCGAACAGGGCGTTGTGCGCCAAGACGTTGTCCGGCTTGGGTACGTTGCGCGCGCTCGGCACCGACTTGAGCGTGCGGAAACAGCGCACGTTGTAGAACTCCCACGGCGAGGTCTGCCCGCCGGCCGCGTAGGCGTGGTCGAGGATCGAGATGTCGAAGTTCGCGCCGTTGCCGTACACGCGGGTGTTCTTCGCTGCGACCGAAGAACCCAGCCATTCACGCAGCTCGTCCAATGCTTCCGACAGCGGGACGGCGTCCGGCGCGGTGAAGACCTTCTTCGCCTTATCGCCCTGGTCCATCCACCAGGCCAGCGTCTTGCCGCTGATCGTGCGGTGCTCGTCGATATTCGACTGGATCGTAACGATGCGATAGAAGCCATCGTTGTCGATCTCGTCTTCGTTGAAGCGGCAGGCGCCGATCGACAGGATCGCCGCGGAGGCCGAAGTATCCAGCGTCTCCAAGTCGATCATCACGTCGTTCATCGGGGCAGAGGCACGTGCCATTGATTTTTTCGTTGCCATAACTATCCTACAAATTTTTGGCGAAGAAAAACCCGAGCACCAGGCTCGGGTTTCACAGGTCGGCGCAGCTTACGCTGCGTCGGTGGCCGGCACCAGCTTGTCGTGCGCCTTCTGGGCGACGGCGACAGCCTTTTCCAGTTCCTTCGTCTTCGGCGCGACTTCCTTCTGGTGCGCTTTCAGTGCAGCCTGCGCATCTTTCAGGGATTGCTTCGCATCCTTGATCGCCTGCTTGGCGGCGGATGCTGCAGCTTTCTGGTCGGCGGGCGAGAGGACTTTCGATGCGTTACGTGCCATGGTATTTCTCCTTGAGGGCTTGCTTATATTTGAGTTCGTTTAATCGAACTGCGCGGGATATGAGGCGATCGATGATCGACAGCCTCCGTGATGTGCCGCTCTCAAGATCGAGTGCGGCGAGTACTTCTTCTTCGGTCAGCTCGTCGATGTGCTCCGCGAGACTGCGGGCAGACTCGAGAGCTTCCGAGATGGTCCAACGACGAGCTGACATTTACTGCTCCTGCTTAGCGACGCGCCGGGGCACGTGCCGGCGCCTTGCGGGTGCCCGGTTTCGGGGGTGCTTCGTAGCCCGACACGTCCGGCTCTTGCGCCAGGCGTTCCAGCGCTTCGCCGCGACGGCCCCAGTGCGCCTGCATGTTTTCGTTCGGCTGCGGATCACCGAAGCGCAGCGACGGGTAGTCGACGGCCGGATCGAAGGTGACGGTCGTCACCAGGCCGATAGGCAGCATTTGGAACTTCGACGCGGCGCTGCGGACGTAGCCATCGAACGACTTGAGGCCGGTGGGCGACACGTCCAGCATCAGCAGCGGGGTGTCTTCGTCGGCATCCGGCGGCAGCACGGCCAGGCGGCGCATGTTCTTGCAAGCCTTGCCGTCGCCGGCCGAACCGAACTGGTTCATCGGGCAGGACGCGCAGGTGTCGCTCTGCTTGACGGGGGCGTTGTCGCTCGGGACCAGCGCGGTCGGGATCTGACCCAGGGCGAAGCAGGTCGGCGGAACGATGTTCTTCGGATCGTAGACGCCTTCGTAGAAGTTGTTCGTGGCGATGAAGTCGACGATCACGACCTGCAGCTCATCGACCTTCGAGCCGTCCGGCAGGGTGAACACCTTGCCCTTGACTTGGATCTTGTCGCCGCCGGCGGGCGCGGTGCGGTCGGCCAGGCCAGCCAGCTCTGCAGCCATCTGGGCCTTGATATCGACCAGCTGGCCACCCTTGGCCTTGGCCACGGCGACCGCGGTGCCTGGTGCGTTGTTCTTGGCGGCGGCAGGGGTCTTGCGGGCCGGGGTCTTTGCTGCTGGGGCTTTGGTTGCCATGTTGCGTTTCCTTTTCGGACTGGTTGAATTAAGACGTTTTGCGCAGGTTCAGCTTGCGCTTCGTGAACGGTTCGACACCAGGCACCTTGCCTTTGGTCTCGAACAGCTCGCGGATTGCCGGATCGCTGACCCGGCGCTGCAGCAGGTGGAGGTATTTGTTCTTGAGGACGTATGCGCCGAACGAATCCCAGTCCACCACGTTGCCCGTAACGGTCTCGCTGATCGACACGGAAGCGAGCTTCCCGGTCGATTTGTCGACGCCTTCACGGCCCATCGTTTCCATCAGCACGATCTCGGCTGCGGCGATCAGTTCCAGCTGCTCCTTCTCCTTGGCCTGGATCTCGCGCAGCTTCTCGCGGAGGTTGAAGAGCGCGTCGATCTGAACGCCGAGGGAGGCCGGCTTTTTTGCTGTCTTGCCAGAGGTGGCCATTGTAATCCTTTCTTGAACGAATTGTACAGCTTAGTTGAACGGTACCCGAGTGAAACGCTCGGCTATCCTTTGAAGATCGCCTTCATGCGGTCGCGCACCGTGCCGCTAGCGGCCTCCATCAGATCGTGCGAGATGCCGTCCAGCCGGTCGCCCACGCGCAGGGCGATCAGCTGCTGAGCGATCTCTTCACGCGTGCCCTTGAACTGGTGCAGAGTGCGTCCATTCTGCCCAGCGGTGTTCTCCTGCAGGACCATGGAGCCGTCTGCGTTCACGGATATCCAGAACCGCGCGCTGGCCAGCGCCCACCAGATGATGTCGAGCTGTTCGGCTTCGGTCATGACAACTTCTCCGCAACCTGATAGGCGATCAGCTGCTCGATTACGCTGTCCCAGGTGCCGGTGAACTGCGCCAGCGGATCGCGGTCCTGCACATCGGGCGCGAACGCCATCGGCTCGGTGTTGGCGGGCGCGCCCGCATCCACTGGGTACAGGTAGAGCGTGAAGTCGTCCGGGTCATGCTCGACAAGCGCCATCCAGTATTCGCCGGAGCGCAGTCCAAGCTGCAGCGCACGCATAGCTTGCACAGACGTAGACGTGCTCATGACAGCTTCTCCTCGGTCAGCGTGGTGAAGGCACGTTCCAGCGCTTCGCGTAACGTGTGCCCGCCACCGCTGGCCCACTTCTTCCCTTTGCCATCGCTGCGCGAGGCGTCCATCTTGAACGTCACCTGCCAGCTGCACGGCCGGCTGGCATTCACCCAACAGCGCTGCAGCGTGATGCTCATGTCGTGCTGCATGACCTGGCGCTCGACCGCGTCGAGCAGCAGTTCGTCGTCACTTGCTGTAGTTGATTGCATAGCCGCCCTCGCAATTCAGTGGGATGTCGGCGCACCAGGCCGGCGGGGTGCGCATAGCCTTGAGCATCGCCTTGTACGCGCGCTCGGCCACGCCCTTCTTGACCACGGTGACGACTTCATCGTGCGTGGTCGTGACGACGCGGTAGCCGGCCTGGTCGATCGCGAGCATCTGGTCGGCCACGATGATGCGGGCCAGCGCCTGCACGATGTTCTCGGTCAGAAGCCCGCCGTAGATCTTGGCGCGCTCGCCCTTGCGCTCGTAGGTCCACTCGTCCCAGCCGGATTCTTCGTTGCGCTCGGCCTTGAGCTTCGGGTACTTGAGGCACATGCCGTTCGGGAGCCAGATACGATCCTTCTCCCAGCGCAGGCATTTGTACTCACCCTCGATACCGCGCGCCATCTGCGGCAGGATCGTGTTCGTGCAAAAATCCCAGAACTGCTTGATCTTGAAATTTTCACGACGGTAGGTGTTCACAATCTGCTTGCACAGCGCTTCCTCGAAGAACACCGGCGGGCCCATCGTGCCGAGCGCCAGCGTGTTCTGGAACTTATTGTGGCCCATCTGGTAGCCCAGGCCCAGCACGGCGATCTTGCCGACGAAGCGTTCGAGCTTGTCCTTCTTGGTGATCTCGCGGCCGTAGATCTTGTCCGCGAATTTGCAGTACGCATCGCGGTCGAGACCCTGGTCGGCCAGCCGGAACGCTTCCAGCAGATCGTCCTGGCCAGCAAGCCAGCCATTCACACGCGCCTCGATCTGGCCCGAGTCGACGACGACGACTACGCTGCCCTTCGGCGCCAGGATCGACTTGCGGAGGATGCCGGTGTTCTCGGGATCGTCCGGGTCTTCGCGCTTCAAGTTTTGCATGTTCATCTTGTTGCCGCCCGACCAGCGCCCGGTGTGCGCACCGTAGTAGTTCAGGTAGACCGGCAGCGCCCAACCGTTCGCACCCGCCTTGATGAAGCGGCCGGCGCGCGTCTCGTTCGTTGTCGACTTCACCGACAGCCGGGTCTCTACGAGATCACGGATCACCTGGCTCGGATGTTCCATCAGCGAGCTGAACGCCAGGTCGGTCTTGGCGAAGGCGTAGGAATACTTCCTTGCCGGATCGCGGTGCTGGAAGTAGGCCGGCGAGATCTTCATCGGCGGTTCGACGCCCAGGTCGCGCAGCATCTGGGCGAAAACCTCGTTGCTGCCGATCGCCTTCTTCGCGCGGTGCAGCAGGATCTGGCGCGTGTCCGGGTCTTCCACGCCTTTCTTGCGCAGCTCGGTCAGCTCTGGCCGCGTCGGCGTTACGCCTTTCGTCAGCATCTTCTCGACATCCTTCGGTTTGCCGAGCGACGACAGCAGCAGCGTTTCCTTGTGGGCGATCTCGCGTACCAGCTCCTTCTCGACCAGCGGGATATCGACCTTGAGCACCGGGTCGATGAACATGCGCACGGTCATATTGATCAGCGCCATCTCGTTCGCCGGGAACTGCTTGAGCATGAGCTTGAAGATCTCAAGCGTGAGGCGCACGTCCTCGCCGCAGTACTTGCCCATCGCCTTGAACAGCGCCGGCGGCAGCTCGCGGATACCTTTTGCGCTTTCCAGCACGTTCGGGATCTTGTTGCCGACACCGTAGTACTGGGCCACGTCGTCCAGGCGCGCCGAGATGTCATTGCTGTGCAGGCCGCGTGCCATGGACAGCGTGTCGTAGATGAAGCGCGGCTTCACTTCGAAGTGGTGCGACTTGATCAGCCCGTCGAACGCGGCGTGGTGCGCCAGCAAATCGTGCTGGGACCAGTCGATGTCGTGCAGGGCGGACTTAATATCTTTGTGCCCCACAATCTTGACCGGCTTGCTGCCGACCTTGATGCCGACCATCTGCGCGTAGAAGCGCTCGTCGCGGATGTACTCGGAAGTCGACAGCTTACGCAGGGTGTAGTCGATATCGTAGTAGGTCTCGAAGTCGAGCGTCACCAGTTTGGAGAAGTCGACTTTGAGGGGTTCGATGATGACGGCCGGCGCCGCGGTGAAATCGAATTTCGGTTTTTCCTTCGGGGTCGAAGGTCGTGCAGCTGCGGGCGCAGCTTTTACTGCAGAGGCCCATCCCATGACGTTGTCCTTGATTTCGGTTGCGAGGCATACCACCGCTCAGGAGAGCGTAGATACAAAAAAGCCGGCTCGAAAGCCGGCCGGGTTGCCATTCTACATCACAGGCAGATGATTTCCCGGAACTGGGTCCAGCCCATGAAGTTGCGCGAGCGGACATCGGCGCCGGCGGCGAACGCGACGTGCTCGAACGGGCTGGCGTGGCGCGACGACTGCAGCGACGCCGCCAGGTCGAGATCCTTGGCGATCACCGGGTCGCTACCGTCGTGGTTCAGGTACGAGACACGTGCGCAGCGCGCCGAGCTGACCATCGCCGCCTGCATCACGTCGCGCACCTTGAGGTACTCGGTGTCGTCGAAGTAGGGCAGGTGGACGTCGCGCACGACCGGCGTCGACAGTTCGAGCGAGCGCTTCATGCACTCGGCCAGCGCGCGCATGTTCGGCTCAGCCGCGTCATGGCAGCGCAGCTCGAAGAAGTTGTCCCAGTCGGTCGCAGTGACGATCGTGCGCATCCACTGGAACGGCTCGAGGATGCGGTTCACGACCTGCTTATGCAGGCCCATGTCGGCCATCATCTGCGCCACGTCGGCGGCGTCGCCGGCAGCTTCGCGCCACAGATCTTTGGCGCGCTGCAGATCAGCGGCCGAGATTTCGCCATCGGCCTGCATGCCGGGCTGGTTAGCGCCCCAGTGGACCGGCATCGCCGGGTCGGCGCGGACCTGGGCAATCATCTTGGCCACCGGCACCGCGCGCGAAGACATCGCGTTGCGGGAGAATGCACGGTGGGTCATGAACTCGCCGTGGATGAAGCGCGGATACACGAGCGACAGCGTAGCGATCGGGCGGTCGGCGCGCGTGATCGAGTGCTTCACGACCGTCGACGAGATCTGTAGGAAGGACATTACGAGGACTCCAAAAGTTCTTGCAGCCGGTCGGCGTCGTAAATTACCCGATACGGTTGCGAGGTGGTTTTCTTGAAAATCTCGACGAGATGGTCGAGGTCTTTGCACAGGTCCGGCACTGCTGCACGGATTATAGGCCCACGGAACGAATCGTCGAGCTTCTGCGATATCGATTCCACCGCTTCGCTCATGTCGGTCGACGCGCGCGTCGGGGCGAACTCGAACATGACCTGCGCCGCACCGTCCGCAAAATTCCGATTTACGGACATTTTCTGGATAGTCCGCGGGTCAACACCGAGGCACCTCGCGACCACTGCTACGGTGCGTGTGTGCGCCTCTGGGTTGATTGGACCGGACGCGTGCTGCCAGAAATACGAGGTTGGGATGGCCATCAGGTGAACAGGTCCAGCAGGTTGACCATGCGCGCATTCTTCGCGGTCAACCGCTCGTAGACCTTCTCCTCCAACGTGTCCGGCGAGATCACGACGATGGTCTCAGTTTTCTCGACCTGGCCCTTGCGGAAGATACGCGCATTGCCCTGCGTGAACCACTCGAGGTTGTACGTGGGCGATGGCCAGATCGTCGCAGTGCCGCGCGTCAGGGTCAAGCCGTGCGCCGCGCTGGCCGGATGAGCGAAGAAGACCTGATACATGCCGTTCTGGTAGTCGCGGATCATCTCCTTCTTCACCGTATCCGAGGCCTCCGGGTTGTACAGGGCGTACCGGATGCCGCGTTTCTTTGCCTCGGCCACAAGGTAGTCGCACTGGTGTTGCCAGAGGTAGAAAACGACGCTGTGCTTGCGCGCCTCCACGAGATCCAGCACCAGTTCATAGCGTCCGGTATCGACCAGGTGATACTTGCCGGTGTGCTCGTAGACCGCGCCGGACGAAATCTGCAGCAGCTTCGTCGTGACCGCGGCGGCGTTGATCGCCGTAACCGCCTTGCCTTTGCCCATGGCCGCGATCTGGGTCAGCGCCATCTCGCGGTACGCGCGCATCTGCTTGGCCGGCAGCTTATAGGCCAGGGTGTATTGGTTGTTCACCGGCAGGTCCAGGCAGTCCTCGCGCCGGTGGCGAATCGTGATGTCGGCCAGCAGCGCAAACACCGCCTCCTCGGCACCTGGCTTGTCGGTCCACGAGACCATTTCCTTGCGCGGACCGACCTGCGTGGGCTGGCAGGTCGCAGAGCGGAACGCGAAGAAGCTGTTACCTAGGCGCTTGCCATCGTCGAGGAAGTTCACCTGATTCCACACGTCAGTGATCGTGTTCGGGTTCGGCGTGCCGGTCATCAACGAGCGGTATGGGAAATGCACCTTGATCTTGTTGAGCGCCTTGCTGCGCTGACTCGTCGCATGCTTGAAGGTTGTGCCCTCATCCACGGCGATGTGCTTCATGCGTGCGAAGAAGCCCTTCGACTGCTTGGCCAGCCAGGTCACGGCGTCGGTGTTCGTGATGTACACGTCGGCCTCGACCATGAACGCCGCCTCGCGGTTCTTGGCGTGGGCCACCGAGACGCGCAGATGTGGCGCGAACTTGGCGATGTCGTCTTCCCAGGCCGGTTCGAGGAGCGACTTGGGGGCGATGACCAGCATGGCCTCGCCCTTCTTGCGGCGTTTGTCGAACAGCATAATCTGACCGAAAGTCTTGCCGGTGCCCGGGTCGCTCATGTCGAACATGCGCGGCTGCTTGAGCCCGAAGTTGATCGTCTGCGTCTGGTGTTTCATGGCCTTCGGCTTGGCCGGTGCCACAGCTTTTTTAGTCGCCGGCATTAAACACCTCCGGCATTTCTAGCGCCACGGCTTCCCAACTAGCTTCGCAGTGGTCAACTGCCCAGTCGATCGCCATGCTCGGAACCTTGAACGGGCCGATGGCGCGAAAGCCATTCTTGAAGTCGCCGGTGACGATGATCGTCATGCCGTACTGGGGCGGATTATTCGACGCCATAAATTTCCTCATCAGTGATTTTGTATTTCATGCGCAGAATTTCGATGTGGCGGCCGGTCACAGGCATCTCATGACCGTCCAGACGCTGCTGGACGAAGTCGACCATGCACGAACGAAGCTGCTCGATGGCCCGAACGCGCTCCAATCCCCACTGGTATTTCGTGGGCTGGTCGAGCGTGTCGAGTAGGGTGAGCAGGCTGATATACCTCATGCCCGTCGGCCCACGTAGCGGTCGTGCATCCACATGGCCAGGACCATGCCCAGCGCAGCGCCGGTGCCGGTCGTGAAGGCCATGATCCAGCCGAACTTCGCGATGAAGCCGATCGAGACTACGTCGCCGGCGGCGATGCCGTAGCTGGTCAGGAAGACCAGCTTGTAGTGATTGCCCTGCACGTTCTTTTGCTGGAAGCCGCGCAGGCCGACAGCGATGAACGACGCCAGCAGGGACGAGGCGAGGATGTACCAGCTGACCATCACGCCACCCCGCGTTCGCACACGCCAGAACCCTTCGGGCCGTACATGCAGTACTTGCACGAGAAGACGTTCGGGTTCGGCGGGAAGTCCACGGCTTCCATCATCGTGCGGGCGCGCTGGTTCCATTTGTGCTGGAAGCGCAGGCCCTGGTTGCGCTGGTAAGTCATCGTGGTGATCTCGTCTTGATCGAGATACCACAGCTCGGTGTGGACGGTCTCGAGTTTCGGGTAACGCAGGAATGTCACCAGCTGGTACAGCTGCACCTGCTCGGCATGCTTCACTTCGTTGCCGAACTTGCGGCCGGTCTTGTAGTCCACCGCCACGGCTTCGTAAGGCGACAGGAACACCAGGGCATCGAGCTTGAGGCGCAGCCAGGCGGCTTTCCAATCTGCCGGTTCCCAGTCCTTCGACATGCCCCACTCGCCTTCGAGCGAGACGCGGCCTTCCTTGAACGAGGTCTGCAACGACATGAACTCGGTTTCGAAGCTGCGCATCTCGGGCAGGATGTGCTTGACCTTCCCGCGCACGAACATCTCGGCACCGTCGTGGATGCGCGAGCCGCGGTCATTCGCATGTTCCAGCTTCCCCGCCGGCAGTGGCCGCTCCGGCTCCGGGATCTTCTGCACGCGCTTGAGATAGCTGTAGTACTTGCACTTCTCGAAGTCGCCCAGCGACGAGAAGGACCAGGACTTCATGGGCGGCTGGATGATGGCGGGGTTCGGTACGATGGGGATGACCTTCTTGGCGGCGGGCGCCGGGGAGGTGCGCGAGCGCGGTGCTGGTGGCATGGGACTTCCTTGAATAATTGAATGAAAAGAGTGCCGAGTATAAACTATCCGCCCGGCATCACTCGAGATTCTCTTCCTCGTCGAAGTCCGGGGCGTCGTCGATCCAGTCTTTGAAGCTCTCGTCGCTGGTCAGATGCGTATGCTCGGCTTCCAGCTGGTTGTAGATCCAGCGGGCGAAATTTTCGAGGAGTTCGTCGGCAGCTTTCTCGAAGTCTTCCGGCAAGCCGTCGTTATACTCAATCCGCGTGGAGAAACCGCGGTGACTCTCGCCCTTGATGACGAATGCGGTCTGCGGTGTAAGTTCGGGATACAGCGGCTCTTCGTCACTGAGCCGGTCGGCCACGAGGATCGCCTGGAACTGGGCGTGCAGTTCCTCGGCCACGCCAGCCAGGCGCAGCAGCTCCTCGTCCTGTGGCGCATGCGCCTTCACATCGGTAGTAGCGTCGTAGGTCTCGGCCATGCGCAGCCAGCCGCCGAACGAGCAGCCGTCGCCCTGGGACCAGAAACCCGAGAACGCGATGTCCGGATTGTTGACGGGGCGTCCACCGATCGTCCGGCTGGACCTCTCACCGATTTCGATGCCCAGGCAGCGCGCGCATGTCACCGCGTCGTCGTAGACATGCTCCCACCAGCCGGTATCGACCTGGCCTACTTCCCATTCCAGACGAACCTTGTTCTTCGCATGCTGGTCGAGGTCTTCGTACTTCACGATGACACCAGCGAGGTCAGGTACTTCGACAGCTCCTCACGAGCGCGGCGCACATTGCGCTGAGTGCCGGATACGGTCTCTTTCTTGTTGGCCGACGCGCCAACGCCCACCACGGTGCGGCGGACACGCGCGGTGGCCAGTATGGATGCCAGGCGCTCGATCTCGCTGGCTTGTTCGGGGGTCAAGCTCATGGCTTCTGATTCTCCTCGGGGGGTAGGAAGCGCAGCACTTCGGACACGCAGCCAAAATACGCGGCATCGTCTGTTTCCTTGTCCCAGTACGTGCAGATCAGGTACGCGCCGTCGTGCGGGTCCGATGCAACGAACGTAACCCGCCCGTGCATCTCGTGCATATAGTCGTTACCGCGCACCATCTGGTCCAGGCGCGGGATGCCGGCCAGCGCGCGCAAGCGGTCGTGCAGCGCCTGCACATCCTTCGGCATGATGAAGTCGTAGTCGCTCGGCGCCATGCCATCGGCATCCATGCTTTCGCAAGCCAGGTGATACGCGGCGGTCAGGCTGCTACGCAGCCATTCCTCAGCCGGGCACCACACCCAGAGCTTGTGCGTGCTGCAGTTCTCGGTCGTGGCACCGACAGCGGTGATCTCGAATGCAGGCATGTCACACCTCGATATGCAGCGTCTCGCCCCACGGCGCGACGTTCTTGTTCACCGATACCCACAGCGTAGGGATGTTGGACGGCGCGGTCGGGAATGGGCCGTACAAGTCAGTCAGCACCACAGTGCAGACCGGAGTCGGCGTCAGCCCTTCGGCGTGTGCGATGACCGGACGGAAGTCGGTACCGCCGCCGGCGCGGCGCACCATTTCGAACGGATCGTCCGGCGCAAATTCTTCGACCGCGCTGACCGTCGTATCGAAGTGGCCCAGCACGATTTTCTCAGGGCGCAGGTCTTCTTGGATGGCCGCGATCTCGGCGCCGAACGCGGCCAGGATTGCATCGTCCACCGAACCCGACTCGTCGGAGTAGATGGCGATGCTGCCGCATTCTTCGCTGTGCATGCCCGGTAGGTAGTAGCCGTGCGGGAGCATCTTGCGATTCGCACGCGCCCAGGAATAATCGTTCTTCGCGGCCTGCGTGATGAAGCGGCGCAGCTCGGTCTTCCAGTCCACCTTGTTCTGGCGCAGCTTGTCAATGAAGCGTTCCAGCTCTTCGGGCAGCTTGCCCACGGCGGCTGCAGCATTCGCCGCCTGCACGGTAGCCACCTTCCAGTCAGCAGCCTGCGCCGCCGCCATGGCGGGGTCCGGCGTGCCCTGCTTGATCTCGTCCTGTGGGCCGCCGCCGCCATTGCCGTCATCAGGAGGCGGGTCTGGGATCAGGCTGTAGATGTGCTCGGCGCTCATGCCGCTGTAAGCCGGGTCGTGCAGCCAGCCTGCGCCCAGCGTGAAGCCCGACTTCTTGAGGATGTCGTTCGTCGCGTAGTCGGCGGCATAGTTCCACTTCTTCGGGTTCAGCGTGATACCGCGGCCGGTGCTGCCAACGTGCTCGAGTACGCAGTGCATCACCTCGTGGGCCACGGCCGACTTGCACAAGTCGTTGTCCATACTCTTCACGAACTCCGGGTTGTAGTGCATGGTCTGGCCATCCACGTTCAGCGTCTTGATGCTTTTATCCTCGACCATCTTGAGGCGCATCGCCAGCGTGCCGAAGAACGGCTGGTCGATCAGCAGCCCGGTGCGGGCCTTCGTCATGCGGTCCAATGCCGCCTGGTCTATCTTGTGCATATCAATCTCCCATTCGATCCATGATGACGCGCGTTACTACGTGCGCGCCGATA